CTCACATCTATATTATACGCATTGAATGCGTATTTGTCAAGACTTATTTTCGGAAATTTTTAGAAAGGTGGTGGCGCGGATGGTCGAACTGCAGAGAAAGCAACACGAATTATTTTGCCAGGAATATGTGGTGGACTACAATGGCACGCAGGCGGCTATACGCGCCGGATACAGCGATAAATCCGCCAGGCAGCAAGCCACACGGTTGCTTGCAAATGCGGCCATCCTCGCGCGTGTGCGGGAGCTACAGCGGGATCAGGTGCAACGCCTGGCCGTCACCCAGGATTATGTAGTGCTGCAGTTGATGGATACTTATCGCTGCTGCCGAGAGCCTACGCCGGTGCTGGAGTGGGATCCGGAGGCACGGGAGATGGTGGAGAGCGGCAAGTACCAATTCGATAGCAAGGGCGCCCTGCGCGCCCTGGAGCTGATTGGGAAGCATTTGGGCATGTATCAGGATCGCCTTAAAGTGGATGGCAAGTTGGATACTGGCCAGCTGGGCAAGGTGCTGGCGCAGTTGCGCGGTGATAGCAATGGCTGATTTACTGCTATCCGATAAGTACAAAGCATTCCTGCGCTGCAACGCCCCTGTGGAGTTTTTGGAGGGCACAACTGCCGCCGGCAAGACTACAGTGGGGCTGTTTAAATTTATCCTCCGGTGCGCCGAAAGTCCCAAACGATTGCACATCATGTCCGGCCTTGACCAAGGAACAATTGAGAAAAATATAATCACGAAGGAATTAGGGGTCCTGGACGACTTTGGCGACCTGGTAGAGTACTGGCCAGGGGGACGCGGAGAGAACAAAATGGCCCACATCGTTCTCCATGCACCAGGCGGAGACAAAGTGATTTATGTGCTGGGCTATTCGGATGCCGCCCGCTGGAAAAAAGCACTGGGCGGGCAGTATGGGTGCCTGTACATTGATGAGATCAACGTGGCGGACATGGATTTTGTCCGGGAGGCTGCCATGCGGTGCGACTATCTTATGGCCACGCTCAATCCAGATGATCCAGGGCTGCCGGTTTACGAAGAATTTATTGATCACAGCCGCCCACTTCCTGCCTGGGCGGCAGGCACACCAAAGGAAATTATGGGCCAGTTGTGCCAGCCGGAGAAGCCTGGCTGGGTGCACTGGTTCTTCTCTTTTGAGCATAATTTAGGTCTTTCCGCTGAGAAGCGGGAGCAAATTATTTCCATGGTCCCCGCAGGGACTAAGCTTTATAAAAATAAGATCCTGGGCCTTCGTGGCAGGGCAACGGGGCTGATTTTCAGCCTGGAGTCCAGGCATCTAATCCACGCGGCAGATCTTCGAGCCGCCATAGAGGAATCCTCACTGCATTGGGTGCAGCTATCCTGTGGCGTGGATACATCGTACAGCCAGCAAAGTGATGATACTTTTGCGTTTGTATTTGACGGGATCCTGTCCGACCGGCGCAAGGTGACATTGGCGGTAGAAGTCCACAGCAACAAAGATCGGGCCGCCCGCCGCCTGCAGCCCCTGGCGCCCAGCGACATTCCTCCTCTGCTGGTTGACTTCCTGGAGCGTCAGAGGGCCGCCTGGGGATTCGCCCGGACGGTATATGTCGACAGTGCCGACCAGGCGACTATCACCGAATGCCGAAAGTACAAGCGTCTGAGCGGCTGCATCTACGATTTTGCCCCAGCGTGGAAGAAGATGCCGGTGTTGGACCGAATCAACTTGGAATGCGGTTGGCTGGCCCACGGGGACCACCTGGTGGTGGAAGAGGCTTGCGGACCGCTGATCCAGGAGTACAACAGCTACAGTTGGGACGAAAAAAAGGACAACACTCCGGAGGACCGGAATGATCATGCGGTGAACGCCGAGCAGTATGCCTGGTTGCCGTACAAAGACAAGATCGGGGCGGTGCAAAAGTGAAATTTTGGGAGAAGGTGAAGAGCATGATTCGCAGTTGGCTGGAAATCCAGCCGGCACCGGGGCGGGGCCTGACCATCCGAGAGCCGGTTAATCATGAGACCAACGTACTGCGCAACAAGATCTGGTACCGGGGCGATGCGTCGGAGCTGGATCAGTTGTTTAAGCTGCTGGGGGATGACTCCGTGGCGCGGGCCCGATTTTGGGCAGCGGCACCGGACAAGGAGACGATCCGCAAGGCCCACAGTGGCCTGCCTGGCATTATGGTGGATACGCTGGCAGGCGTGGTCAAGGCGGATTTGGCCGACCTAGATTTTGGCAGCGACCGCGATGTTGCAGCCCGATGGCAAGCCCTGGCGGATGACAATGATCTGCCCAGACTGGTAAGCCAGGCGGTGGCGGAGACGCTGGTCACCGGCGATGGAGCGTTTAAGATCAGTCTGGACCCGGATATTTCGGACGGCCCTATTCTGGAGTTCTGGGGGGCGGATCGGGTGGAGTATGTGCGCAGACACGGGCGTGTCCGCGAGGTGCACTTTCTTTCACCGATTGGCGATAAAGGGCGGCTACTGCGGGAGATTTACAGCCCTGGAGGAGTACGGTATGAACTGCTGGATGGGGACAAGGCGATTCCTTTGGGCGCCGAGCCAGATGCTGCTGATTTAAAGCCTGTGACATTCGCGGGAGACTTTATCTTGGCTGTGCCGCTGCAGTTCTGGCCCTCCAGCCGGTGGCGCGGGCGTGGGCAGTCCATATTTGATAAGAAGACAGATGCTTTTGATACCCACGATGAGATTATAAGCCAATGGATGGACGCAGTCCGATCCGGGAGGGTGCAGCGGTACATCCCGGAGAATCTGTTGCCCAGAGACCCTAGCACCGGTGCAATTATGCGTCCGGACCGCTTCGGTGCTGAGTACATCACCATCGAGGGGCAAACGGCTAAGGAGACTGTTTCCGATAAGATTGACACCGTGCAGCCCGAGATCCGCTATGAGGCGTTCCTGGCTAGCTATACCGCCACTTTGGATATGTGCCTGCAGGGCGTCATGTCCCCGGCCACCCTGGGCATTGACGTGGGCAAAATGTCCAGTGCCGAGGCCCAGCGCGAGAAGAAAGATGTGACCGGCTTTACACGGAATGCCATTACAGACGCGCTGGAAAAGGCGCTGCCACAGTTGGCACAGATCGCCTTGGCGGCTCAGGACATTCTGCAAGGCCGCTCCCCTGTCACGTATGAGGCGACCGTAAGCTTTGGCGAGTATGGCGCGCCTGACTTTGATAGCCGGGTGCAGACCATCTCCAATGCTGCCGCCGCAAGCATCATGAGTGTGGAGGCCCAAGTGGAAGAGCTCTGGGGATCCAGCAAAGATGATGAATGGAAAGCTGGAGAGGTGTCCAGGATCCGGCGGGAACGGGGTGTGGAGGAGTTGCCCGAGCCTGCCGTAGGGCTTGAAGTATGACGCCCCTGGAGATTGTGGGGCTGTGGGAAAAGCTGGAATTGGAGCTTACCAGCAGCCTACGGCGCAACCTTGCGAGACACAAAGCGCAAGAGGCCAGAGAGGGCGGGCAGAACGGCATACCGGAGCACTGGGAAGCCTGGCAGGCTGCTAAGCTCCGGGATGTCCGGCGATTCCGACGGGAGAACGAGGCGCTGCTAGGGCGGTATGCGCCCAAAATCAACGTAGAAACAGAGAAGATGCTGGAGGAGCAATATGTAGAAGGTGGCTCTGATGGCTTTTTCCGATCTTCTGACGCCAGGCTCCAAGCCCTTATGGATGAGATGCAGAATAACGAAGCCAGAGTTGGCCGGGCATCCCTGCGGTACATGGACGATGTGTACCGGCGGACTATCCTACGGACTGCCACCGCCCTGAACGCCGGTGGAATGACCTACCAGAAGGCTGTAGACGAGGCCACAAAGGACTTTTTGGCCCAAGGAATCAGCTGCGTGGAGTATGCAAATGGGCGGCGCGTGAACATTGCTAGCTATGCAGAAATGGCCCTGCGAACTTGCGCCACCCGGGCGATGCTGATGGGAGAAGCCAGGAAGCGGGAGGCCTTGGGTATCGACACCGTGCTGGTAAGCCAATACGGCGCATGTTCGGACACGTGCCTTCCGTGGCAGGGGCGCGTGTACATCGACGATGTATTCCAGGATTACAACGGTCCCAGGGGTGGCAGCTTTGGCGTAAGCCGGAACGGCAAGCAATACATGTTCCTATCCATTGCCATGAAGGGCGGACTATTCCATCCGAACTGCCGCCATACCATCAGTACGTGGGTGGAAGGGATATCCAAAAAGCCAGAGCCTATGGATATCGCGGAAATCGAACGTATCAACAAGCTGGAAGCCGTACAGCGGAAGATGGAGCGGGCCGTCCGGAAGGCCAAGCGAAAAGCAGCCGGCCTGCAGGATCCGTCAGCGAGGAAAGAGGCCAGCGCGGAAATCCGGCAGTTGCAGGCAGATCTGCGGAAGTTTATAAGCGATAATGGGGATGCGCTGCGCCGGGACTACTGGCGGGAGCGGCATGACGGAGTACGGCAAAATGCGGAATCGGAAAACATGCTCCGGCGAGATGTACCTACTTCTGCTGGCCAATCGAGGAATGTTGTTGAAAAATGTCAAGAAGCTGCCATAATAGAACCCGGTACGTGCGGTAGAAGGGAAGGCTCGGTGAACGCAGTTACACGGCTTGATATTGAGAAATACAGGTGCGTTTCAGATAAGATGACCACAGAAGAGGTCGTCATAACGGAGGAGCGAATTCAGCACATTCGGGACCGGCACCCGCTTGATTACGAAAGATTTCGTTCCTATATACCGGAAGCAATTCGGAATCCCGATTATATTATCAGAGATGGACGGGCTAATACCGCAATGGTCCTGAAAGAGGTTGCCACAGAAGGCGGCTCAGAGAGATTTCGGCTTGCGCTTCGGCTGGCGACCTTTGAAGATCCTCCAGAGTACAAAAACTCTATACTGACTTTTTTGAAGATCCGCCAGAAGGAATGGGACCGGTTGATTCACAACAAGGAAATACTTTACAAGTTGGAATAAGCGTGCTATAATGCACATAGAATAAGGCTGGGCTTTGAGGTGGTAGATTCCGTACCGACCACACGCCGACGGTATTGACAGGGGCAACCCGAGAGATGCAGGAGAATGGTACGCCTGCCAAAGTCCAGGTTATTTGGGGCTGTAGAAATACGGCCCCTTTTCTATGGCCACATGGAGGATATAACATGAAATGTCCATACGCTGTTACACGAAGCACAACATCACAAACCGTATATGAATACGGTGAAGACGGCGAAATGACAATGCAGCAGACCGTTGACCACAACGAAGCAAAATTTGTGGACTGTCTGGAAGGAAACTGCGCGGCTTGGCAAAATGGCCGTTGCCAGTACAGAGGAGAATGACAATATTTTGTTGATCGAAGCAGCTGTAACAGGCTGCTTTTTTCATACCCATTTTTGGCCCCCACAGGGCAGAAAGGAGCAGAAAACATGGAGAAAAGCAAGAAGGACGAGCCGGAACAGGCGCTTGGCGCAGAACCCGAATCCGAAAAGGGCAAGGAGCAAGAGACGGAACAGCCTTCTCCCACACCAGCTGCCACTGAATCCACCGGTGCGGAGGAGAAGCCCAAGGAGCAAAAAGAAGGAGAGCCCCCCGCCCCCAATAAACCAGCAGACGACAGTGGCGATGATGGAAAGCCGGAAGGTGGAGAAAAGGACCCCGCTGTGGAAAAGCCTGCAGAAGAGCCGCCCGAGCCCAAAGCGGAAGGAGAATCCGAAACCGCCAGGCTGACCGCCGAATTGCTGGCCGCCAGAAGCCAGCTGGCCGCCTACGCTGCCGGCGTGGCGCCGGATATGATTCAGGATGCCGTCACACTGGCGACAGCTGAGGCGCAAGCAGCCGGAGAAGTGACCGAAGAAGCTGTGGCCAAGGCCATGGCCAACGTACTGAAGCGGCACCCCGAATGGAAAGCAGAAGGCGGCAAGAAGAAATCCGGCGGCTTTAAGCTGGGGGCGGATCCGGATGCGTCCGGGAAACCCAAGGGCACCAAAGCCGATGGAGGCGACAGCAAAAAGCGGTGGAATCGCTTTAAATAAGAAAGGAGAAACATTATGCCCAACACTGTAAATTATGCAGAAGTCTGGCAGCCTGAACTGCTGGAAATCATGACGCAGGAAACCCTGTGCACCCCCTTCATCACCACCAATGTTCGCTGGCTGGACGCCAGGACTTTCCATTTCACCAGCATGGCGGTGAGCGGCTTCAAGGCGCACAGCCGGAACGGCGGATGGAACCGGGGCGAATTTACCCAGACCGATCACCCCTTCACTGTGACCCACGACCGGGATGTGGAATTTTTGGTGGACAAGGCTGATGTGGACGAATCCAACGCCACGGCCAGCATCCAGAACATCGCCCAGGTGTTCACCCGCACCCAGAGTGCGCCGGAGAAGGACGCGCTGTTTTTCAGCAAAGTGGCAGCTACCGCCCAGTCCTTGGACGGCTACCACAGCCAGACGGCGGCAGCAGATTTTACCAAGGCTACCGTTTTCGGCAAGCTGAAGTCCATGCTGGCTGCTGGCAAGCTGCGCCGGTATAAGGCCAAGGGCGGCCTGATCATGTACGTGTCCAGCGCCATCATGGATGCCCTGGAACAGTCCTCCGAGTTTACCAGAAACATCGTCGTAACCCAGGTGGCGGACGGCGGGACTGGCATCGAAACCCGGGTGACCGACATTGACGGAGTGCCGGTGATGGAAGTCATCGATGATGAAGTATTCTACGACAGTTTCGACTTCTCTCCTGACGGCGGCGGATTTGAGCCTGCGGCGGACAACTACGTCCTGACCAAGGATACGGCCATTGCATCGGGCAAGACCTATTACACCAAGTCCGGCAGCAACTACACCGCCGTCAACAGCCCCGCAGCGGAGAGCCTGGGCACCTACTACGAGAAGGTCAGCGCCCACAAGATCAACGTCCTGATCGCCACGCCTATGACCACCAAGCTGGTGCCAAAAATCAGCAGCATCTACTATTTCAACCCCGGCGCCCACACCGAGGGGGACGGATACCTGTACCAAGAACGGGAGCTATCCGATGTTTTCACCTTCCCGAACGGAAAAAATGGCCAGGTGGACAGCGTCTATGTGGACGTAGACACTGCAGCGGTGACCTGATATGGCATATGCAACGCCGGAGGAGTTGGCCGAGCTCTGCGGCTCCCTGGAGGCCGCTGATCAGCTGGAGAGGGCCAGCGATGAGGTAGACGCCTTGTGCTACGGGCGGATCCGGAAGGCGGGGTTTGAAAGCCTTACGCCGTTCCAGCGAGAGAAAATCAAAAAGGCGACGTGCTATCACGCCGCCTTTTTGTACGCCTATGGCGAAGAGCTGCAAAGCCCCTTGGCCAGCTATGGGATTAATGGCGTATCCATGAGTTTTGACAGTAGCCGTACCGCATCTCAGGGCAGCATCACTACCAACAATGCCACCATGGCGCAGCTGAGGCAGTCGGGACTTGCGTCCCGGCTGATCCCTTGATGTGGCCCCGGTTGGTTCCGCCCAGGGCGTGCAGGACGCTGTGCGCCATCACTCTGACTGATGGCACAAGCGAGGGCGGCGCGCCCAACGTGGTGGCAACGATGGAGCTGCCGTGCAACTGGCAGGATAAGCCCAGGCAGATCATGGATGTCGAAAAGCATCTGATCCAGCTGAGCGGCACAGCGCTATTTGATGGCGACATTGCCCCGGAAGTGGACATCTTGGCAGGCACGGTGGAGATCTACGGCAAGTCCTGGATAATTTATCGGGGCGGCAAGTGCCGGAATCCGGATGGGACGGTAAACTATACCAGGCTGGAGCTGATGTGAATGGCCACTGTAGAAATCAAGCTGGATGCGGCCGCTTTTGCGGCAACGGAAGAGCAGGTGCGGCGTGCGGCTCTGAAAGCAATGGAAGCGGTCAAGACTGATCTTGTCGCAGCTCAGACAATGCCATTTGATACAGGCCGCATGCAGAGCACCTTGCAGGCGGACCAGTTTCAGGATGGAGAAGAGATCCACACCAGACTTTCGACAGATACCTCGTACGCCAGAAGGCTGTATTTCCACCCAGAATACAACTTTCAGAAGGCGAACAATCCGAACGCTGGCGCTGAGTGGTATGGGCCTTATGAAGATAGTGGAAAAAAGGAAAGCCTGGCAAGGGATACTTTTGCTGCTGCGCTGAAGGAGGCAATGCCAAAATGACCACCGAACAGTTGAAAAATTGGATCAAATCCCAAGACCCAGACTATATCGGACGGATCCAGCTAGGGGGTGTGGATGGCAACGCAGAGCGCTTCCTAGGG